ACTCCTGTAATAAGATGAGTGGTAGAAAAATTAAGAAATGATCCTTCAACTAAAATAGATCCTAATTCAGTTTTGTTATTATATACTACGATATAGCAATTCACTCCAGGAGCACCAGCACAATTATTTTCTAATTGATTGTAAGAACAGTCTGTATAATCTGTTAAAAATAAATACATACGATCATTGCTATCATCTACTAGTTTTCCAATAGCAACTAGATTATCTTCAGTTAAGTTAAAATTTGTTTTATAGTTATTTCCTAAAACAGTTTCTAATGCACCAACATCATCTCCTTCAGATCTACTAATTTGAATATTTTGTCCATCTCTATATTGACCATTAGGGAGTATTCTACCATCCATGTCCTTATTCATCTTAGACTGGATAAATGTATTTTTAACTTCTGGCATTTATTTAATATTTAATCCATTTAGATTTACCACGCATTATTTGCACAAATTCTTCTAATTTAATATTTGATAATCTTATTTTAGCATTTCGCAAAGTAGCTCTTCGGTCTTTTTTATAACGCTGTACTATATATTCCGGGATATTTTGGCGAGAAGCAAGGATACTATAAGCAATATGCATATACATAGCTTCTTCTGCTAGTTTAGGAACTTTAGTATCTTCTTCATATGCTAATCCATCAGATATATACTCAAATAATATTAATTTTTCTTTTAAGTTACTACTAAAAGATATCTTTCCCTCTCTTTCATTAATAGTAAACCATCCATTGTAATTACTTACTTCCGGTTCTAATCCATATCTTTGACCTAATAAAGCCACTTCTCTTCTAGCATAAATTCCCTCACCAATACCTTCACTAAAGATTGGTTCAATAGTAGGTTGATCAAAAGGAGATACATTCTCCCATCTTTCTTCAGTCATAGAAGTTCCTTCTAAATTTTCTCCAAAATCATCTTGCACTGGGATTCCATATCCCTCTGAAGGAAAATTAAATCCAAAAGGACTATCATCAATATTAGTATCCTGAATGGGCATTTCAGTAGGATTACTAGTTAAAGTAGTAGGATAAATAATATGTTTTATTCCTTGTGTATCTACCCATGAAATATTAACATAGTTAACATAATCTTGAGGTAGAATTACAGAAAGTGTAGGGGGAATAGTTAGTTCTTGAGATTTAACACTGCGTAAAGTGTCATAACTAAATTCTTGTAATCCTCTTTTAGCATAAAACAATATATCACTTCGCTTAGCTCTTGGTATTAGTTTGTCTCTTCCCACATAACCAATCATGAAATTATTTACTAATTCAAATATAGAGATATATTGATAATCCCCATAGTTAGGAGCTCCGTCTACTAATTGAGATTTTAATCTTACTTGTATATACCATCCGGTATCTACTGCATTAGCTGGTTGTAAATATGTAGGAGAAATAGGATCATTATCAAAAAATTCTATGATACTAAAAGGTTGAATATTAGAGAATTCAGATACTCTAAATCCAAAATTACCGGGTATACCACCATTAGTACCATCCCATAATACATACGGATTTAATCCGCCAGGACTTACTAATAGTTCGAAATTGTTTAAATGATAATCGGGATCGGGTGGATTCCAGGAAGTAGCACTACCTATAGTTAGTACCTCATCGAAGGTGTATTTATAAGAAGTAGATCCATCAGCTATAACTGATTGATGCCCTACGTAGTATTGTTCATTGGTTTCATTTATTAAACCACCATTAGGAGTATTTGTTAAAAACGACATATTCTATTAGCTTTTTTGATTTACTTCCACTGCTTGTGCTTGAGCAGCTGCAGCTTGGACAATATTTGGATCTCTTATTACCACACCAGCATACATAAGAATCTTTATTATTACTTCAGTTTGTTCAGTATTGTCTATTTCAAAATTAATAGAACCAGTTGAAGGAATAATTACAGCAGGAGCTAAGGGACTTTGATCCCAAATATATTGTCCTTGAGATCCTATTCCATACGCCCAAATAACATCTAGTGGTTTACGAATATACGATATACTTACATCTTCAGTGATTTCATCAGGATACACATAAGTTCTTATACAATCGGTACATAATGTAAAACCAGTACTGGGATCTAAGGGAGTTACATTTCCTTCTTGAATATACATAGGGTAATTAGTAGTAGGTCGAGTTAATAATGCCATATTTAAATGGAGATATTCTCCTCTATTAGTCATTTGTAATTCTTGCTCTTCTTTATACATAATTGTACCTATTCTATGAACATCTTCCGGAAGATAAAAATAAGGAGGAGTTACAGGACCTGTAGGAGAAACATCATAATAATTAGCACTTCCATATGTTTTAAAGATAGATATTTTTTCTTCAATGTTATCTACTCTATCTGCGTATTCATCCTCCATCCCAGGTAATCTTAATTGTTGATTAAGATCTTCAAAGTATTGTTCAAATATTTCTAATTGAACTTGAGTAGCTATTTTATTAAATTCATTAGGAGTAATATAACCTCGTTGTTCTTTATTTAGTATTAATAAGACTGTTTGATATACTGTATTAACGTTTATAGCCATTTTAATATTTTTATTATAAAAGAAAGGCGGCGCTGGGCCGCCTTACTATTATTATTACAGATTAAAAGTTACTTTAACTTTTTCTCTATTGATTTATAAACTTCTACACCTTCGTCTGTTTTCAAGAATGCTGCAAACGCAGAATAAGGATTTTCTTCAAAAGGAACTGTAACTAGTTTTTTACCATTACTTCCCCATGAAAAGACTCGCTGATCATTAGAAAGTTTTATAATTTCAGCTTCAGTAGCTTTAATTGCAAAATTCCTCAATTCTACATTTTCATCAGAAATTAAATCTAAGAACAAATAAGGATTTTTCTTAGCAAACAATAGAACATCTCTTTTTAGTTCCTTAGATGTTAAGGAACTTACATTAGAACCCATTTCTACTCTAAGAATAGCTTCTGCATGTTCTATTTCTAAACCTCTTGCCATTGAAATAGCTTGAAATTCTGCTTCTAAACTTTCTAATTCATTAGTTGCATTAGCAACTACATCTAACTCTGTGTATTTTCTATTTTTGTGAGGATGATATATAGATAATAATTTTTGCAAATTTTGTTTTTCTTTAGGAACGTGTAATGTTCCATTTTCAAAAACAATATGTTCTAATGTTGCCATTCCATCTTGTTCATCAACAAAGATAGATTTTTGATTAGTTGCATATCTTATTTCTCTATTATATCCTTTTTCCTCATCAAAAAATAACAAAGGAAAACGTCTTGAGTGTTTAGACGATAGTGTATATGTTAAAGGAGACATATTGTTAAGAAGAAAATAATTTCTATCTTTTACCTCCCAGGTATTTATTGTTTCATTCATAATATAATATAATATAATTAATTGTTATTTTTACTTTTTCTTTTTCTTACTCGAACTCGAACCACATAATGCACTAGCACAATCTTCTTGCGCTTGAGCTATTAATTGAAGATTAGTAAGATCAGATGCGGGATCACTTACTTGACTATTCCATAAAAAACAAGCTACTTCATCGTTTGAAGTATTTTTTATTTGAAGAACTGATGGAGAATAAGGTGTATCACTACATACTCCTGGAAGTATTATTGGATTTATTCCAGTCCACGTAGCTCCATCACATAACTCCCATTTTACGTTATTACATACTGCTGGATTATCTGGAGACCCATCATCTTGGCAAATATTTGACTCAAGACAACAACTTTCTTGTAATGTAGCATATGTTGCGTAATCTGGAGTTGCAGGAACATCCTCTAATCCTATCTTCTCATAACACACTGAAACATTTCCACACATTGCATCAAAACCAGTACCACCCGCAGCACCCAATGCTGGATAATATTCATCTGCAGGAATACTCCAAGTCAATCCACATTTTGGATCGTGAGCTATATCAGCTGGTATATAAACCTTTGATTGAAATCCTAACCTGTTTAAAGTCCCTAAACTGTCAGCGCAACATACAGTAAATTTATATGTTTTAGCTGCATCAACTTGCTCTACCCAACAGTTTTCCTCACTTACATCTATTACATCAGCAATCTGCGATTCTGCCGCTCCAGCATCTGGAACACCATTAGATGCAGCATGACTAAATGACCAAAACGCATTCATTGAAGAACCGGAATATTTACTATAATTATAAGCTCCAGCAGCACTTAGTGGAGTTTCTGGAAAGTCAGTTGTTCCATCAATCATAAACGCTGTTATCATAGATGGTCCTGTTGCACCATCACCATTTCCAGCAGCACTGTCGAATGGTACTGGGGCATCACTTCCTTGAATATCACTAGAGTTTAACCACTTTCGTGCTTTTTTAGTAGGAAAAGTAGAACCTGGAATTGCTCCACCTATACCATTAACTCCTTTTACCTCATAAGGATTTAAAGATAATTGATATACAAAATCCAAGATAAAGTCTTTATCTCCAGACGCAATAAGTTGGTTTAAGTTACTAGCCGCTCTAGCTGCAGAATATTTATACAGATTGCCTGCTAGATCCTTTGTACTATTACCTAATTTTCCCAAAACATGAGCCCGGTAATCTGTTGAACATCCCGGAACAGTTGGTCCCGTGCCTAACGCATCAGATATCCAATCTATATAATCTTTGTAATGTTTCTCACTAATACCTGCAATTTCATTATGATTAAAACAAACTGCAAACCACGTATATGCATTCACTCCCATTGCGGAATTGAAATATGGTATTACAAACCCTACACCTTTCCCATAATCGGGACTATATGCATAAGCTTGAGGTCTCAAATTAGGAGGCATTACCCACGTTTCAGGAACTACTGATCCAGCAACTCCAGAAGTGACATATTGATTTGATAATTTTACTTTTATCGTTGCCATATTTATTTATTTAAATAAAATCCCTAAATTAATAGGGATTTTATGATTTATTGTTAATTATACTTTCGTGGGTTCAACATCATCATATATATATTGATGTTTCTTAACTACAGTTAAACCATTGGTAAAGTAAAAATTTTGCATAGATTCTTTCCATGCAATATCTCCTATTCCAATACAACAATTATATGGTTCTGGACATCCACAGGTATTTCCATACCCGTCAGTATAAGGTTCACACACTGCCATTGCTCCATCACAAGCTAATTCTGCAGCTGTTTTAGCAGCATCTGCCGCTGTTACTGCAACACCTAAAGCAGTAGTTAACGCTGTTAGATCTGCAAAGGTTCCTACTGAAGGACAATATGCTAATATTTCATTAAAAAGAGAAGGCTCATCTAATGATAATGCAGCACTTATTACTGGTTGAAAAGATATTGCAATGTCTCTATTGCAATATTCATCTGCAGTTAATCCTAAAGCAGGATAACCCCAGTGTGATGGATCAGCTGCAATTAATGCATATGCTGCTTCATGTGAAGCTGCCCATACCCAAGCTGCTGTTGTTGCACTGTATCGGATGATTGTATCTTGAATCGCTCCATTCTCCATATATATGATCTTGCTATATTGGTCACCACCACCAGCACCACTTATTGAAGGAGTGGCATCTGATGCTACATTTATATAGAGTGGACCGCTTGTCGTTGTATTTACTTGTATCGTGTTTGACATAATTTACGTTTTAAAAGATTTATAAATTACTCGACGAATAATACGAAGTTATTAGCCGCTTGTACACAAAGACATCTTTCTGACAAGTAATGGACTTCCATCGCATCTAATGAAGATGTGTAAGCGCCTCCAACAGAACCAGTAATCCATGATTTCATTCTTCTATCATCTGTTTCTGAAGCTCTATATCTTACATGCAAAAATGGTCGTCTAATATTAGATCCTAACATTTGATCATATACAGTTGAAGTACCTGCTGGTACTAAAACTCCTTTAATATCATTAACCATTCCTCTTGTACTAGCATCATTTAGATATTTCCAATCAGTTTTGTAGAAGTCATAAGAACCTCTTCTAAAACCGGAAAATCCAAAATTTAATGCCATTTCAGCTTCGTTGTCAAAAAGACCATAAGATGCTGCACTTGTAGCGTTATAAGAACTACCTGCTTGAGTAGCGATCATATCATCAAAATCTAGAGCTGTTCCTCTATCTAAAAATAACATGTTTTCCTCAATAGCACCTTGAAAATCCAACCATTGTAGTATTTGATCAAAATCACCTAATGCACCCGCACCTGGGTTTGGAGCTCCAGCAAAACTTGCATACACATTACCTCTAGTGTTAAGTGCGGCAAATAATCCTTGAGTACCTGAACCTGATGTTGCTAAACCTGAAGTTGCAACTCCAGACAATGGAGCAGCTAATTCACCTTCAACCATAGCCATTTCTAAGTAATCTTCGTATCGTAATCTAGTTTCTGACTCAGCTTTCATATACCATAAGAATCCGGATGTTCCATCTTCTGTGGCAACTTCCACCCACCCAATTTGAGCAGTATCAGAACCATTAACTTCGTATTTATCTTTAATTATAATTGGTTTGTTATGAAATTGAGTAAAAGACGGAGTAACTGATCCATCCATACCTAATGTTCCTTTGGCAAAGTCAGAACCATAAACAAATAATCTTAAGTTTGTTGCTCCTAATGCAGTAAAATCTGCAGCAGTATAACAAACAGCATCAAATGTAAATGTTCCTGGAGCACCTGGGTTTGGAGCAGTTATAACTAATCCTTTCAATGTTAATCCACTCATTGGATCAAAAACCACGAATGTTTGATTAACTCGGATTACTACTTCATTTCCAACAGGAATGTTAACTGTAAACGTAGTTACCCCAGTTCCAGGTACTGGTATTCCTTTAGATACATCATCATAACCAATATGTAATCTATTTTGTTCAGACCAAATAACTTGATCTGATGTCATTGGCATTTCCGCGCCAACCATTCTTAAAAATCCGGATAATGTTCTATTTCCGAATCTTTCCACTTCCTGTTCGTACAGTTCAGGGAGATATTGTTGAGCAAAATCAGCGAAATCCGCCGCAGTTGGATCAGTCCATTGTAAATAATTAGTAGACAATATAGATTGATCTTGCGTAGGAATTAAATCTGCATTTTGCACTGTAAAATTTCCTAAAGGCATAATTTTAAGTTTTTATTTTTTCTTTATTTTTAATTTAGCACTATTTATACCACTAATTGCTTTTACTTTTAATCCATTTAAATATATATCATCAGGCGCTTTTGTTTGTCTAGCATCATTATTAATATTTTTGGATTGAGCCACTACATTTTTAACAGCGTCGGCTTTTCCTTGCTCATAAAAATGTTGGGCTATTGTATCAGCATTTTGCGCAGTATACATAGCTTTGTGATAACCTTGTACGTCTATAACTTCACCTTTATCGTTTAAGAACTTCTTAACCACATTGGAAATATCTGATTGTGTACTTGCAACATCACTAGCATTATTAATAGAATATCTAAATTGTTTTTCTCCTAATTTGAAATCAAAACCTTTGAATTCATCATTAAAAAATTTAGATGTTTCATCTTTAAAATTAGCGTGTTGTTGTTTTGCTATCTCTTGTTGTTCTTTGAAGCGGTTAAAAAACTCATTGGCTTTGGTCATCTCATTATTTACCGTAGGTCTCAACTTGATCTCTTCGTAATATTGAGATTTTAAATCTTCCAAAAACTTTCGAGCTTTTGCTACTTCTTCTTTTTTAGCGAGTTTTTTTCGACGAACTTCTCGCTCTTCGTCGTATTCTTCATCCACATTAAAGTTTTCTTCCATGATGAAATCAATTTCATCAGTATCTAAATGTGGTTTACTATTTTTATAATATTCTTTTAGTAAAGTATTTTCATCTATGCTAGTATAATCAGCATTTAACCTAACGAAATCCTGTACATTTCCTCCTGTTTCTTTCATAAAAGAAACCAATTTTTCTACTCCTTCAGGAAGTTTAGATTGAGGTATTTCTTTAGACGTAGTCGTAACTACTGGAGGAGTTTCAACAATTTCTGTTATTTCTTGGATAGGCGACCCGTTCTCTTCTTGCTTGCTTTCTTCTTCTTGTACGGGAGATTCTTGCAATCCTGATTCGGATGCTCCGCTTTCCACCTTTTGTACATTTTCGGTTTGTTTATCCTCATCCACGTGCACTGTGCTTGACTCTGAAATGGCATTGGGTTCTTGTTTAGATAATTCTACTTTTTCTTCTTTAACTTTCTTTAAGTCAATTTTTTTAGTTTCTTGTTTGTTAGAATGAAATTTTTTAGGTTTTTTTTTTATTTTAAAATCTCCTTCTTGTTTTACTTCTTCCTTTTTTTCTTCTTCCATGATATGATATTATATAATTTGCCTTATGGCATTGGTAGTCCATCTGTTTCATTTAAAAAATCAGTTGGTAATAAATCGTTTTGACGTTGAGCAATCATTTGACTTTGTTGACTAGCAGCTAGTTTAGTTCTTTTATCTTTTCTATCTTCTATCATAGCTTCTCTTGACACTCCTTCGTCAATATCTATTTGAGCTAATTGCATGTCATACTTAAATTTTTGATCAGCTAATGTCATTTTGTTTTGTAAATCACTTTGCATTCGTTGAATTTCAAAATCTGATTTACCTTTTTCAATTTGTAATTGAGTTTGAGCTAACGCTTCTTGTTTTTGTACTTCATACATTGCTGCTTTTTCTGCTGATTCAGCATTTGCTTTAGCTTGAGCTTGAATCATTTGTTGTTGAGCTTGTTGATCTTCCTTAGCTTTTTGTCTACGTTTAAGTTTTAATAATTGATTAGCTAAACGTAAATTGTGAACATTTCTGATATCAATTGCATCTTCTAAATTAATTTGATTTCCTTTTAATGCGATTTGAATATTTTGTTCTAAAATTTGTTTTTCTTCTTCATCTGGTTCTAATTCTAGAAATATACCAAAATCATATAAATGTAATTCTTTTATTTCTTCTAAAGTAGCTACATTATATAAACTAATACTATTAACTAAAGCTTCATTAGTTAATTCAAATTCTAAAGAATCAGCAATTCTTAATGCAATATTTTCACAAGTTCTTAATGTTAAATAAAGTCCTGCATCTAAAATATGACGGGTCGCCACATTAGATTGAGCTACCGCTAGTTTTTGTAAACCTAATAATGCATCTTTATCTGGATTACTTCCATCTCTAGCTTCATTTAAACCAGTTACATCTCTTATCATTTGTAAATAATACTGATAAGTTTGAATTAATGATTGGATTTTTGCTTGAGCTGCAGAGGTTTGTAACTCTTGAATAGGAATTTTACCTGGATTCATATCTCCATCCTGAGTCATAGATCTACCAACAATAGATCCTGTTTGGAAATACATATTTAAAGCTTCTTTAGGATTGTAATTTGTTCCATTTCCTAAATCTACTTCTGCTAATCCATCTACATCTAAATAAACTCCATCTGGAACCATACGAGATAATACTTGTTGTAGTTTTAAAGAAGTTAATTGAATCATATCAGCGAAAGTAATCATTCTTTCTACTAATGAGGTTATACGTCCTTTATATAAATCTGGAGCACATAAAGTATAATTCATATTTACTTTAGTCAAATTAGATTTAGGACGAGTCATATTTTCAGCAACTTCCCATTTTAACATAATAGGATGTCCTAATATTTTAGCTCCATGATATAATACTTCTATTGATCTCGCTACTCTATCAAATCCATCGTTAGGAGGAGGATTAAAAGTATCAGGTTTTTCTAAAGCCTTCTCTAATCCGTATGGAGTTTTCTTTATTTTAAATACTTGATCAGCATATGTTTTATACTCAAAATATAAAACTTGAACAGTTGTATCATCTCTATTTCCTCTATAATTTCTCCTATAGTTACTATTACCTGGAAATTTTTGAATTTGCTCTAATTCTCCAGTAGTTAAATTTGGAAATTCCTTTTTAAGCTCAGGTAAAGAAATATTCTTTACTTCTCCAACATAGTATATGTCTTCAAAATTAGGATCTTCAGTATAAGAATAAACAATGTTAACTGGATCTACATAATCTACCGTAACTCCATTAGCTGCATTCCAATTTGTTTTTACACAACCTAATCCTAGTTCTACTAAATCTTTATAAAACCTACGTTTAGTTAATTCAAATTTATTTCTTGCTAATGTATTACTAATTACTTCTTCTTCTGCAATTTCAATAGATTGTTTATAATCTAATTGCATATGAATTTCTAATTCTTCTTCCGTTTCCGGAACATTTTCCATATTTTGAACCTTAGAAATATCTTCTCCTAACTGTG